TTTTGCTATTGTATCAGCAACATTTTTTATTGAATTGCCAAAAGTAGAAAATTTATTTCCAACGGAAGAAAGAACGCTTGAAGCGTTATCTTTCGCGGTAATGACGAGTTGTAAATTGGTTGTTGTTGTCATTATTTTTGTCTTTTTTCTTCTTCTGCTTCGTAATGTCTCAACATATCAATTACTTGAATAAATTCGAGAGGTGCTTGTTCATAATCTTGATAACTCCACCTCATATATTTACAAGTAAGTACTTGTCGCACGATAATGTCTGCGTCTGACTTAATACCAGCCACTATATTGGCAATTTGCTTCTCTATTCTGTTTTTTTTTCACTGTTGACGCCTTGAAATATCTCTGTGACCTTTTCTACTATAAATATATAATCTCGTGCGTCTCCATCAAGAATATTTTCAAGAATATTTTCTTTTTTTCCATCGAAAGAAACGACTATATTTTTAATCATTTCATCAAGAGCTTCTTCTTTTTTTTCTGAAAACATAGACGCCAAACGAACATCTCTTCCTGTTGCGTACTCATACATTTCAAAACTTTTTCCTGTTTGTGTCACTAATTCTTTTATTCCACGCATAATTTTTTAATAACTTGTTACATTATTTACGATATAAGCTGAGCTTATCAATTTAGATGTTGCAATATCATACAAAACATTGAAATTGATTGTCTGAGTAACTATTTCATCATTGTCATATTTCGTTTCCCATTCACTAAAGTCTACTCTTGGAAATTCAAGATAAAGTTTCGCTGTATTACTTCCTATAGCATCTCTTGAGTTCGTTAAAAGTATAGAACAAGCCTTATAATCACCATTAAGCATATAATCTCTGAAAGTAACATCTGTAAAGTCAATCGTTACGCTTCCTTGGATTGTCATTTGCTTATTAAAAATATCTTCTGGTTCCAAAGTTCCAAGAACGAAGTTATGTTCTGCGTTTTTGTTGATTGTAAGTTTCAATTCTTTTACTGAAAGAGCAGAAGCAGCCGCTAAACTTGAAGTATCCGCAGCGATTTTAAAAGTTAAATCACGACCTACAAATTTGTAATCTGCTGTTGCGTATGAAGGAGTATATGAAGAATCTTGTCCTTTCTTTCCTTTAAAAGAAGAAGAGAACTTGCAAATATCTTCTGTGTTAACTTCCAACTCAAGAGAATCAAGTACGCAACCCTCAAAAATACGGTCTGCGACACTGTCATTTATATGAAGTGAGAGAGTCTGATGTTGATTTGAATTTGTAACTGTATAAGTGTGTTTAAACGCACCATTCTCACCAGCAGAAGAAACGCTTCCAAGAGCTGAGAGCATAATTAAACCAAATGAATTTGCGTTTATTTCTCCATCAATTTTACCTTCACTAAATTTCTGTGTAACGATTGATTGCGAACCATTACCGGAAATATGCCCGAGTCCTTCGCCACTTCTTGCTTTGTTTGCCTTATCGTTAAAATCAAAGTTAGCTTTTGGAACGCTATATTGCGCAACTACTCCGACGCCACGATTTGCTTCTTTCGCTATTCCTATATCCGCCAATCTTCCTATGAATTGTGCCATAATATTATATTGATTTACTTACTCGACAAATTAAATTTATTTCTGCTACAACAAATTTTCCACTTTCTTCTTCGAATATCTCTGAACTTGATGGTCTTATACCTAATAATACTCTATCACTAGGCATAGATATCCCAGGAAGAAATTCGTTTGAATCAAAATGATCTCTTACAGTATCGCATAATTCTTCAATTATTTCACGTGATTTTACTGCTTCGTGTATACCGTCCATATTCTGAAGAATATACAAAGTGAATGTATATTCCTCATAATTCTCTGATGTGCTTTCATATTGAGCTGTTTGTCTATCAGAGCGAACGCATACTGCGGGATAACCTTGAAAATCTTGAGTTGGATAATCAGAAACTTGTTGAATCTGTGTTATAGTCAATAATTCTGATTTTATTTTTTTCTTTAATGTTATAAAACTCATATTTTTCCGAATATATCTTTTACAATACCATCTAACATATTGTTCATGAAATTCCCTATTCTGTTTTTACTTTCCTCTGCTGTTATTTCGAAGAAGGGTCGTTTTCTCATGAATCTTGTGCCTTCATGAACAAATTGTGCGTATGGCGTGACTGTCGATGGTTTTATTATTGCTTTCATTTTCTGAAAATTCACATGCATTCCTTGCCTCATCTGTCCTGTGTCTATTGGGCGTTTCCACATTGAAGTTCCTGCAGTAATATGCTGTTTTACTTCTCCGACAACAAAAGTCCCTGTTGATTGTATAGCTTTTTGAAATCCTACAATGAATTTTTCTGGTGCTTGTTTAAAAGTTCTTTTTATTTGTTCAGAGTTTTTAATTTTTATGCTTAAATTAACCATTTATTTTTTTTACTACTATACCCATATAATCTGCGAGAAATCCATCTGTTCTATTTTCTAATCCTCCCGATACTACTTGATATATATTACCATTATAATCTCTTATTTGATCACCTTCTCTAATATCACTATCAACATCAACAAAAATTTTATACATTTTTCCAAAACTCCCACCATAAAAAGATGATTTTTCTTCTCCGAGTGGTTGCTTAGTTGCTTGTATTGATGTTGTAAGTGTAGTATAAGAGCTTTTATTCCCCGATACTTGTGATAGTCTATATATCTTGATATTTGTATCTAACAAAATCATAAAGATACATTCATGTAATTATTGAGTATATCTTTTATTGTGTTATTTGTTTGATAAATATCTTCGAATGTAATTGAATGATCACCAAGACTTTCGCTTTTAATTCCAGAAGACTTCCCCTTTGTAAGAAAATCAGAAACAAAAGTCATACAAGAATACTGTAAATCATACGGTATTGTGGCATATCCTCCTGTATAAGTAACTTTATAATTTTGAACACCTTTCGAAAATATAGATGTCTTTGAAATTACCCCAGAACTTAAATCAATCCAATAATCACTTGAATCTATCAATTCCCAATTATCAGAATTGTCGCAAGAAGTATTTCTATAAAGACTTGTAAAAGAAATAACTGGAAACTGAGTGAGTACAAGCTCATTGTTTCCTGTACCGTTATATTTTGAATCTGTATAAACAGTCGAAGCGAATCGTCTTCCACATTTTGTTTCTATGAAATCAGTAGACATATTGATGAGCATTTTTAAAAGCTCATCTTTTTCATGAGTACTAATTCCTAGAAATGTTTTTGTGTTGTCGAGCGTTACGAGTGCGTAAGATACTAGATCCATGGCTTTCTTTGGTTATCATTTTATTTTTTATCTTCTTTGCTTCTTTTATTCTTGCAAATCCTCTTTCTATCAGAAAGTGAGCATCATTATTCGATGAGTTTATTTCATCACCTATTTTTAGATTTTTATACTCTTTTAAAAGAATCAATCTTCTCATAATAACAAGCTTATTTCAGCCTCCAAAAAGAGGCTGAATAAACCAATTACGGAATCGTAATGAGTTTGCGGACTGCGTTCGGAAAAACAACAGTACCACCGATACGCTGTACAACACGGATAGCCGTTTTGTCCTGCGTGAAGGTTGTTTCTGTGTCGTTCGTGATTTTAACAGTCATTCTTTGTCGGTCTCCCAACCAATAACCTTCTTTAAAATCTCCGAAAGCAATCTGACTTTCAGGAGCCCAATAATTTTCAATTACTGGATACCCTTGAATTGTTGCAGGCTGACCAGCTGAAACAGGATCTTGCCACAAGTATCGATTTTGTCCATCTTTTGCGAGTCTAAGTTCTCGAACATTGTTCGGATTAACGATAAACTTCGCATTTTTTCGAAACTTAACTGGAAGATCGTAAATGAGGTTAATAATATTATCAAAGCTCAAGTTACCAGAGCATGCTCGAGTCGCAATTGTATTTGCTGTAAAGATACCAGTAGGCTGTCCTGTACCTGTACCAGCAATAATCGCGCGTTCTTCTGCTTCTGCAAGCTTCATACCAAAGCGTCGTACAAGAACAGAAGTCAAATCAAACGCTGAATCGTCCATAAGTTCATCAGTCATGTAAATGATAGATGCGAGCTTATAAGCGGTAATCGTTGGTTGAGTGAAGTCTGCAGTTGTAGTGGTCTTTGTTGCACCTTCTGAAGTCCAATATGTCTCTGGTCCATGATCAATCATGGAGAGCGTGAGAATATTCGTACTCATAGGAACAACAGTTACCTCTGCACGCATAACATTTTGCTCCATAAGTTCTTCGAGAAGAACATTATAGAAATCTTGCGGTACAGTGTAACCACCATCAGCATTGGTACCCTCTGAAAGAGCCTTAAGAGAAATATTATCACGAGAAATAAGAGCGTGAGCATAAGCTTTCACCTTTTCTTCTTTTGTGAGTTCACTTACTGCTTTCTGAGTGTCTTTTGCAACAAAAACTTTCAAAACTGCATCATAGGAGTTTGACTTAAATTCAGCTTTTAAAGAAGAAATTTCATCTCTAAAAGATTTTTGAAGTTCATCGAGTCCGAGTTCAGCTTTTAATGTTTCTGCCATTTTTTTTGCTTGTTCGTCAATATTCATTTTAATACACCACCTTTCTTTTTTTGTTCCGAAAGAATAAATTGAAGATGTCCGGTTACTTTTTTGAGTAACTTAACATCTAACTCATTCCCATCGACACTTTCGCCTTTTTCCCCGATTTTTTCGTCATTGATGACCTCGGAGGCTAATTTTATAATATATTTCTTCCCACACTCACAATTAAAATCTTTCTCTTCTGTTATTTCTATTGGTTCGTTTTTTACTTCTTCTTCTTTTTCTATTTCTTCAACTGATTTTTTCATATCTTCATTAAGTAACCATTGTTTAATCATATCTTGTGCCATTATGTTCTCTTTGAATCCTTTAGCAACTACAATCGCTTTAGGATTTGCAGGAACTGAAACAAGCGAAATCTCCAAGAGTTCCGCTTTTGTTATAATGTCTTGATTTTTTGAATCAAATTCTCTTGGGATAAAACCAACAGAGAAAGTATTCAGAATACCTTCTTTTACAAGTTCATACGCTTGCCTTGCTTCTTCTGTTGCTTGTGAGAAAATCGCTTTAAACATGAGTTTTCCGTTTTCTATTGCGATATCAGTCGCTTTTCCAATTGGGAAATTACTATAATTATGAGAAGCTAAAATTACTGGGTTTGTTTTGAAGTTTTCCAAATCCCAACCTATTTGTTTTATAATTTCACCATCACGGTCGGGGTCTTCTGTTGAAGCAATCCCTACTATTTCGTTTTCTTCCTTTTGGGAAAGATACCCTTTAAGGTGTTGTAACATAGAAAGAATTAAAAAAGATTAACAAGATATTTTTTCTTGTGTGGGCTTTCGTAATCCCTTTTTATTAGCTTAATATACATTTATTATTTATATTTGTCAACACAGAAGATATAGCTTTATACTTCACATAAAATGATATAGTTTTTTTGCATTTCTCGCAAGTTTTTACTATTGTTTTACCTTCTTGCATTTGCTCATTTACTTTTTCTAAAAGTTTTTGACAATTTGGGCAGTAGAGTAACATTTGTTTTTTCTTATTTTATTATATATACAAATAACTACAAAATACATTTATTTGATAAGCTGAAACACTACTTGTGGTTATTGATATTCTATTAGTATCAGCTCCATTCATAAAACTCACTGAATTAGTACTTGGAGTTATAGAACATGCTGCAGATTGAAAGGCTCCATTAACATTCAACATATAAAATGGCGTTGTAATCAAGCAAGATGTGTTATTAGATCCGGTATTATTGTAACTTCTGCACATTCTTATTTCCACAATATTATTTGTTATATTATAACGAATGAATTTGTATGAATTATTTTCTGATGTTGGTGCTGTACCAGTCCATATAATAGTTGGATTATAAGTTAAAGAACGAGTTGTATAAATTGGTCTTTGAATTAAATTCTTAGCAGTAAATGTTGGGACACTCCAAGTGTACCCAGCACCACCAGAAAGAGTAGCTGCAAAGCGTCCAATAATATTATAATAATCAGTTGAAGTTGCATTCGTTATGGTAGAAATTGCACAATATCTGTCATTCGTTGTTGTTGTAGAAAAATCACTGTAGTTATCAGCTGCACAAATACGAGAGAATCCAATTGTCACACCGTCAGTGGTATTATAACCAAGATACACAAAATAATCTACTTCAATATCGGCAAGTTCTGTTCTTCCTGAATTACACCAATTCGTTCCTGCATTTTTAGTAACAGAAAGAGCTGATGAAATAGTTCTCAAAGTTCCTCCTATCATTGCGTAAACAGGGTTTGTTGCTGATGGATTATTACCATCTTTTCCTTTAAGAGCAACAGTAAGATTATTTGAAGCTACAGTCACAGAAATTTTCCCATTCAAAACAGTTCCTTCTGATATTGAAAAAAGACCAGCGGTTGAAAGAGCTGTGAGAAATTTAGTATCGTCTGTACCTGCTGCTGCTTCAGTTTTATTAGCTTTTGTTCCTCCTCCACTAGCATCTATTGTCACTGAATCAGTTGAGGAATTTGTTGTGAGTGTTATATTAGTTCCAGCAATGAGTGTGAAAGTATCGCTTGTTGTATCCGCGACAATATTACTTTGACCATTAACTGCTATTGTTGAGAATATATTCTGATCTCCTGAATTAGTTCCTGATGTATTCCCAACAACAGTTTTTTCTGCATCAGTACAGAATCTTTTATTCAAAGAATCAGTCATATTTTCTGTGCTTGTTGTTGGTTTTTGTATCTCCATATTATTTTATTATTCTTATATAGGCTCTGGTTACATTTATATTAGTTGATGAAGAAGTATTTCCTATAACAACAGTAATGAAATCATTTGTTTCTAATTCTACTATTGATTGA